TATGTTTTGACATCCCTCGTTCTCACCATAACTCCATATCTTATGCCTCATTAGAAAGCATAAAAAATGGTATGGTATGTAACACTAAATATGAAACGGGAATGAAAATATTCAATTCTCCTCATATTTTTGTTTTCGCTAATTTTGAACCCGATATGGAAAATTTAAGTTATGATAGATGGAAAGTTCAGGAACTTAATATGCCTGATTTACAAACTGAAACAATATGAAACTCTTCGTCTGGGGGAAAGGACATTAAAACATTTACTCAATGTTTTAACTCGGTTTTTTTTTGTCAAAAAAAAGCCTCATCAATTCGTGCAACCGCATAGTTGCCCTTCGGGCAACCCATCCGGGCGGACTAATCGTCACGCTCTGCTATTTCCTCCTTTCCTCATTTTTTTTCTCCAAAAAAAAATCCTCATTAAAACATTTTCGTAAATGTTTTAATGCCCAATCCTATACTACGTTTGAAAAAACGATATTTATTTTTTTGAGCAACGCGAGCATAGCGAGCGTGACCAACATATTAATATGACAGTGACCAACGGCGTGACAAACAACGTGACCAACACCGCGACCAACACTGTGACCAACAATTTACGCATCCTTATAATATAATGTAGAAACAAATGAAATCCCAATTTGCGTCGTAGAAGTATCGGGAGTTCCATTGAAAGCATCAGCATACCCTAATGCCAAATAAGGAGCAAAATTGATAGGAAAACTGACACTTTCATTTTCATCAAAAACAAACGTTGCGGGCAACTGTTTTTGCGTCAATGTAATAACAAATGATTTGAACATCGATTTATCAACTGATGCCATAGGATTAGTTGAATTTGCAAAATAACCAAATGGTTTCATAATCACGTGTCGTTTATCTGCCAAAAACTTATGGCGTTGATTATTATGTGGTAAAAGATAAGTTAGAGCGGTTCCTGTAAATTGTTCAGGCACCCCTCCTTTATCCAAAAAATCTATTGAAAAATTAGATTTATCAGTATAACACCTTACCGCTTTATCCTGCACCAGAAACATTCTGGTTAGTATCTCACTCGCATTTACATTTGTGTTCGCATAGGTGTTATAGTTAATATAACCACGAATAACCATTTTAACGGGACGAATAGTTGTCCCGATACGATAGTTTTCATCCGTCCCTCGTGGGATTGATGGAAGAACACTTATCAAATCACTGGAAGAAGAAATGGCACTATTAAACAGAGTATATCCATACTCGTTTGATGCCATTTTAGTTTCCTGACTGCGGTTTATCAACCGCTTTACATTCTGTATCGTCAGTTTAGAACGCATCGCCCTCCGTTTATACGGAGCTTTTTTCACTCCTCGTTTTCTACGAACAATACGTTTAAAAGGCATTTTATATATTTATATATAATATACTAAAATAAATGAATAACCCTGAAATGGAAACTTTGGAAACTTTAGGGGAAGAAGGTAATACTGTTACTTCTTCCCCTAAAAAAAGAGGTGTCCCAAGAAAATATTACTGTTTTACAGTTCATAATTACGAACAAGACTATGAAATAATTCTTTTTCAATTGAGGGAACTGGGAACCAAAGGAATTGTTGGCAAAGAAATTTGCCCAACAACTGGAAAAAAACATTTACAGGGTTATATAGAACTCAAAAAAAAATCACGCATTACTGCTTTAAAAATAAAAGGCAATCCACACTGGGAAGAGTGTAAAGGTAATGAAACACAAAACATTACATATTGTCAAAAAGAAAATGACTATGTTATGTGGGGTTTTCCAAAACCTATCAAAATAATTGAAAAATTATATCCGTGGCAGAAAATGATTGAAGACATCTACCACGAAGAACCTGATGACAGGACCATTTATTGGTTTTGGGAAACAAAAGGAAACGTTGGTAAATCAGCATTCATTAAATATATGGCAGTAAAACATAAAATTCTACTTTGCACAGGCGGGAAATATAGCGATATTATGAATTTGGTTTTCAACCAAGATATGAACGAGTGTAAATGTGTATGTTTTGACATCCCTCGTTCTCACCATAACTCCATATCTTATGCCTCATTAGAAAGCATAAAAAATGGTATGGTATGTAACACTAAATATGAAACGGGAATGAAAATATTCAATTCTCC